AGCCCGTCGTCGCTCTCCTCAACGGCGACCAGCTCGCCCGGTTGAACCGCGAATCCGCCGCACGGCAGGCCGCTGCCTACTTCACCGTCACCGAACGGAACATCTGAGATGCTCGGCCCCGAAGGTGTCGTCGAACTGATCCGCTCCTACCTCGCCACCGGCATGCCCGCCAAGATCGCCGAGCTCCGCGCCCGGCTCGCTGTCACCGACACCGACCTGCGGGCCCCGGCCACGTTCGTTGGGTCCACCTACGGCCGCCTCGAGTACGCCCAGTTCCCTGCCGTCGAGGTGCAGATCCAGTCGGTCGGCCGGCCCACGTTCCTCGACCAGGGCGGCGGCCAGGTCACCTGGCGGTTCCCGTACACCGTCCGGGTGTACACGGAGGAACGCGGCAACGGTTTCGACCAGGTCGAGCTGCGCCGCAAGAGGCTGTACCTGGCGGTGATGGAGCTTCTCACCGCCCACGTGCCGCTCTCCACGTCGCCGCCAGCGTGGATCGACGCCTCGTCGCTGACCGGCAGCTTCTACGGGCTCGGCACTCTCACCTCGGCCACCGACAACCGGTCGATAGCGGCAACCTACGTGGAGTTCACGGTGATCGTCGAAGAGATGACCGAGACCGCCCCGCCGCTCGGTGTCGCCGACACCGTCATCGCCACCGTGCACCCGGCGGTCCGCTGATGTTCCGCACTGTCGTCAACCCCGGTACCAGCCCCGTCGTCATCGACCGGTACGGCCGGACCCTCGGCGGCGGCGAGTGGGGCAGCGTCGATGACGCCCAGACCCACGCCGCCGACGCTGTCGAAGCTGGCCGGCTCCGGGCGCTTGACGGCCCTCAACCGGACGGGACCGCCGCCGGCGGCGCCGCCAAGCGCACCGCCGAACTCGAGGACAGGGCCAACGTGATCTCCGGCTGGTCGGACGCGCAGCGCGCAGATGCCGCAAGGGCGGCCGGCCTCGACTCTTCGGGCGACGACCTCGTCTATGCCCTGGCCGTGTCCGACGCCCCCGTGTCCGACGCCCCCGTGACCGCTGCAACCGCCGCCGCCGAGCCGGCAGGGAAGGACTGACATGGTCGGTGTCGTCGTCTCCACCTCGACCGTCCCCGGGCCCGGGACTGTCGACGCCCAGCCCGGCTCCGGGTACTTCGTCGCAGGGATCACCGAACGAGGGCCGCTCACCCCGACCACGATCGGGAGCATGTCCGACTACGGGCAGATCTTCGGTGCCCGCACCAGCTACGGCACCCTCTTCGATGACCTGACCACCTTCTTCAACGAGGGCGGCACCCACGCCACCGTCGCCCGCGTGGTCGGCGCCTCCGCCACCTCGGGAAACCTGTCGCTCCACGACGGCGCGGCGATCAACACGATCGAGTTCATCGCCACCTCGCCAGGCGCATGGTCCGCCAACGTGTCCGTCGCGATCGTCGCCTCGGCGATCACCGGCCAGTACCTCGTGCAGGTGTTCTACGGCGGCGTGCAGGTCGAGCAGTGGGGACCGTTCGCCGACGTGCCGACCGCCGTCACCCGCATCTCCGCCTCATCGCTCTACGTCGACGCCGTCAACCTCAACTCGACGTCGACAGGCGCCACGGCGAACCCGGCCGTCACCGCGGCGACCGCCCTGACGGCTGGCGCCGACAACCGCGCGTCGATCACCTCGACCAACTACCTGGCGGCGCTCAACAGCATCGGGCCGTCCTACGGGTCGGGCTACTGCGCCATCCCCGGCCAGGACGCCAGCGTCGTCGGCTCCGGGCTGATCGCCCACGCCGTCGCGAACAACCGGATCGCTCACCTCTCGCCCACCCAGGGCATGAGCTCGTCGACGGTCACCGCCGCCGCCGCCACGTTCCGCGGTGCGACCGGATCGGAGTACGCCGGCTACTTCTGGCCGTGGGTCGCCATCCCCGACGGGTCAGGCGGCAGCCGCATCATCCCGCCCGACGGGTTCGTCGCCGGCGTCCGGTCTCGCACCGTCGCCGCTGCCGGCGGCCCGTGGCAGCCGCCCGCCGGCGCCAACGGCGTCGCCCGCTACGTCATCGGCCTCGACCCCGCATCAGGGGTCGTCACCGACGCCATCGGCGACAGCCTCAATGACAACCACGTCAACGTGATCCGCCCCCGCGCCGGCATCCGGCTCTACGGATGGCGGTCCCTGTCGGCCGACACCGTCAACTACGAGCTGCTCACCGCTCGGGCCATCTTCAACCAGGTGGTGTTCGCCGCCAGCCAGGCGCTCGAGCAGTACGTGTTCGACACCATCGACGCCAACGGCCAGCTGTTCTCCCGGATGGCCAACACCATCCGAGGTGTCCTCGCCCCCTACATCGCCGCCGGCGCCCTCTACCCCGGGCCCGCAGCGAGCAACGGGCAGCCGTCTGACCCCGGCTACCTGCTCGACACCGGCTCATCGGTGAACACCTCCGGCACCCTCGCGGCCAACGAGGCCGCCATCGCCGTCTACCTGCGGCCCGCGCCCGCAGCCGAACTGATCCCGGTGACCGTGACCAAGGTCGCCGTCGGGAACGCCTTCTAAGGAGCTACGCATGGCCCACTCCGACCAGAGGCAGTTTCTCGTCTCCATCGACGGCATCGCCGGAGGGTTCTGGGCGCAGCTGTCCGGCGGCGACCTGTCGGTGCCAACCACCAAGAGCTTCGACGGCGGCAACCCGGTACCCCAGGTGCTCACCGGCAACCCCACCGTCGACGACTTGGTGTGCACCCGCCCCTACGACCCGACCCGGGACGGGCCGGTCGCCCAGGCACTCAAGCAGGGCATCGCCCGCGGCGCACCCTTCACCACCACGATCAGCCAGGACCCCACCGACCCCGGCTACAGCCCGCTCGGCACCCCTCCTGACGTGTGGCGCGGCGTGCTGTCGAAGGTGACGACCCCCAAGGCCGACGCCTCCAAGACCGGTGCCAACGCCGCCACCTTCGCCCTCACCTTCACCTGCACCAGCCTGACGTGACCGACCTCATCGACATGCGCCCGACGGCCCGCGCCGCCCAGCCGGCCGTGACCGCGCCACCGATGTCGGACCTCGAGGCGCTCGCCGACGAACTCGCCCCGGTCAACGCCGGCACAGTCACCCTGCTCGTCGACTCCCGGCCCGGCTGGGGTGTCACCTACAGCCTCGGCATCGACGGGCCGCAGCTCGCCGGGTGGCGGCGAGCCAACAAGGACGACACGATCCCATCGGGTGTCGACGAGTTCGGCTGGCAGCGCACCATCCTCGCCGCCCAGTGCACCGGCATGGTCCGCCAAGGCGCCGCCGTCCTCGACCCGCAGGGCCGCCCGGTGACCTTCACCTCCCCCGAGCTGTGGCGGCTCCTCGGCGTGCCCGCCGGCTCACCGTCAGGCGCCACCGAGGCTGTCCGCCGCTTCTACGCCAACGACTTCGCCGTGACGTCCGCCGCCGACAAGGTGCTGTCCGCCGCAGGGTTCGGGAAGGCGGCGGTAGAGGCCGGAAACCCTACGAGCGGGTCGTCCGGCGCCTAGCCGACGACCCTAGAGTCCGCACCGCAGCGAGGGTCGGCTACGTGTTCGGCCTCGACCCCGTCACCGTCCTCGACGACCCCGTCGCCCTGCACCGCCAGGTGCGAGAGGCGGCCGTACTCGTGTGGGCCGAAGACCAGGCGGCGATCATGAACGGGGACGACAATGGCTGACACCGCCGAGACGGTCACCATCCGCGCCGAGCTCCTCAACGAGGCTGGCCCCGGCATCGAGCATCTGCAGCAGCAGATGCGCGCGCTCGGCGCGACCGTCGACCGGCAGTCGAAAGAGTCGGCAGTCGGCGTCATGGAACTGGGTGCTCGCCTCGACGACCTGCACGTCAAGGGGACGAAGGCTGCGTCGGGCGGCATGACCGCCACCAGCAAGGCGATGAAGGAGGCCAACGAGCAGGGGGCCAAGCTGCGCGAGACGTTCTCCGGCATCGGCGAGTCCATCCGCTACCGGGTCCAGTACCCGATGCAGCAGCTCAGCTACATGATCGAAGGGGCCACGGCCGGCATCGTCACCTTCGGGCTGACCACCCAGTCGAGCATGCAGCAAGCCACCATGGCCTTGTCGTCGTTCACTGGCTCGGGGTCGGTCGGGGCGTCGGTGTTCGCCCAGCTCCACGACCTGCAGGGCCCAGTGCCCTTGTCGGGGCTGACGACCGCCTTCGAGGGGCTGTCGCAGGCTGGGATGGCGTCGGGGCAGATCATGCCGATGCTCACCGCCCTCACGAACCTGTCGGCGGTGAGCCTCAACCCGACGAACAGCTTCACGACGATGGCGTCGGCCATCGCGCAGATCCAGGCAACCGGGCTGATCAACCCTTCCGACGTGCAAGCCTTCTCGGCGGCCGGGGTCGACATCTACGGGATGCTCGCCAAGGAGATGGGCACCACCCCCCAGGAGCTCCGCACCCGGTTCCTCCGGGCCGGGACACCGATCGCCACCCCGGGCGGCTTCTTCTCCGACCTGTCGTCGTCACAGAACGCGACCGGCGGCCTCTCCGCCTACCGGAAGACGTGGGCCGGCCAGTTCGACGAGATGAAGAAGAGCGCCGGCCAGCTCCTCGGCGTGTTCGAGACCCCTCTCGGCAACGCGCTCGCCGGCGCCTCTACCAAGCTCACCGCCTGGTCGACGGCCACCAAGGGCCGGTTCGAGCAGTCGGGCGGCCTCCTCGGCTCCGAATGGTCGTCCGGCGACATGAAGGGGTTCGGCACGACGCTCGCCGGGATCTTCGGCGACCCGAAACTCGCCAACGACATCACCATGTTCGTCGGCGACATCCGCTCGGTCGGCCAGATCATCTCCCGCGACCTGATCCCCGCCGCCCACGACGTGCTCACCGTCGCAACCCCGGCGATCCACGGCCTCTCCGACGTCCTCGGGTTCCTCGCCGACCACACGACGACCACCGAGACGATGCTCGGCCTGTTCGCCGGCTTCGAGGTCCTCTCCAAAGTGGCCACTTGGGCCAACGCTGCCACCGGTGCCATCCGGGCGTTGACCGCCGCCATGGAGGAACAGGGCGCAGCGAAGGGACTGTCGGCGTTCGGTGGCGGGGCTCTTGCGGGCGAAGGCGGGATTGGCGGGAAGCTCGGCGCCCTCGCCGGTGTCGTCGCCGGAGGCGGCCTCGCCTACCAGGGAACCCAGGGCCGTCCGTCGATCGGCTCGAACTTGGAGACGGTCGGTGGCGCTGCTCTGGCCGGCGCAGCGGTCGGGTCGGTTGTGCCTGTCATCGGGACAGGCATCGGTGCCCTGATCGGCGCCGGCGCCGGTGCCGGCATCGACATCTTCCGGGACCTACGAGCCAACCGCTCGAGCGCCTCCACCACTGTGCACATCCAGCCGGGCGCCATCCAGATCAACGGGGCCCAGCAGCCGACCGCGGTGGCGAACGCGACGGTCGGTGCGATCAACGACCAGATCGCCGCCTACAACGACCAGCAGACCAGGCGGGGCGGCTGATGCCCGCCGTCGTCGTCACTGTCCCGGGCGCGCAACCGTCGGTCGACGTTCCCGCTGCGCTCACCGTCGTCGGCGCGAGCCCCAACCAGCCGACGCTGGTGCTGCCGATCACCGACCCGGCGGCCGCCTACGCCAACCTTGCCGCCAACTGGCAGGAGGTGGCGCGCCCCGGCCGGAAGCCGCTGCTCCTCCCCGCCGGCGGGAACCTCGCCACCGTCAAGCTAACCGTCACGATCGTCGGCGCCGACGGCGGACCCCGTGACCCGGCCAACACCGTCGAGCAAGTGATCACCCAGCTCAAGTACCTGGCCGGTTCGACCGTCACAGCCAACGCCATCGCCCTCACATGGGGCGCGTTCGACTCGTCGGCGGCGCTGACCGCCACCGGCCGGTGGCGGATCACCGGCTGCGACATCACCAGCGTCTATCGCCAGCCGGGCACCAACAACATCTCCCGCGCCACCGCCTCGATCACCCTCAAAGAGGTCTCCGACCCGCCGACAGTGTCGGCCACAGCCGCATGGGCCGCCCCGCCGGCACAGCCGCCAGCCCAATGGTCGGGCGGCGGCGTGGGTCTCGTCACCGTCGTTGTCATGGCCCCCGGGGAGACCATCTACAGCCTGGCGGCCCAGGCTTACGGCACCCCCGAGCCGGGATGGCGGCGCATCCTCGATGCCAACAACATCTCCGACCCCCGCGACGTGGTGCCCGGCATGGCGCTGCGGGTGCCGTAAATGGCAGCGGACACCTCGCTCAGCATCCTCGGCCCGAACACGATGTCGGCGGCGGAGATATCCGCCTGGTATCACGGCCTCGGGAAGGGGAACGGCCGGATCACCCAGGGCGAGACTGCCGACACCCTCATCGACCGCTATCTGGTCGAGGGTGACGCCCAAGGGGTGCGTGGCGATCTCGCCTTCGCCCAGGCATGCTGGGAGACGGGCTACTTCACCAACCCCGACACCGCACGGAACAACTTCGCAGGGATCGCCCACCCCGACGGGGCGCCCGCTGGGCTCGATTTCGCCACCCCGTTCGAGGGGGTCCGCGCGCAGATCCAACTGCTCGCCAAGGTGGTCGGCGGGAACAGCGTAAGCCTCGCCTACCCCGACGTGGCGCCGTCGTGGCAAGGCAAGCAGGCATCTACGGTCGGTGGACTTACCCGCAACTGGGCGTCGGACCCCGCCTACGCCAACCACATCATCTCGGTGTTCAACGGGCTGCTCGGGGCGGCGGTGCCACGGCCGCAATCCGACTGGACAGCTCCCGGCGACACCGCGACCAGCACCGCCGCCGCGCCGGTCTACACCCCGGCCCCGGTCGCCGAAGCGAAGCTCCCAGCGTTCAACCTCGGGGCTGTCATCGAGCAGAACCTCACCGGCGCCGAGGTCCAGTGGCCGTTCAACCCGGCCGGGACGAGCAGCGACCAGCTCGCCGCCGCGGTCACTGCAGAATCGACCGTCGACCTCACTGTCAACCAGCTCCCGCAGGTGCAGCTCACCGTCGCCGACCCGGGCATGCTGATCACCGGCACCCTCCCCGGCAACATCGTGCCGACCGACGGCACCTCGCAGCCGATCAACTTCCGCGGCGAGACGCTCACCGTCGCCGAGGTGCAGACCATCGCCGCCGCGGGCGGCGTCGATGCCAGCATCATCACCTTGCGCCCGTCGGTGCTGTGCTGGATGGCCACCAAGCGGGTGCGGGCCACCTACACGGGGGTGTCGGCGACGGACTGGATCATGGGGCGCGTCGCCGAGTTCAACGCCACCCTCCCGCCGGGCGTCGCCGCGGCCACGTTCAGCGGCGAGGTGACCAGCGCCCGGCCGTCGATCCTGCTCAACCCGTCCATGACCGCCGTCACCCAGTGGCAGTCCTACTACGACCTGGCGCAGCAGATGGCCGGCGAGGAGGGCTTCTGGCTGTGGGAGACCGCCGGCGGCGTGTTCTTCGGCAAGCCGACCTGGATCGCCACCTTCGCCCCCTCTCTCGCCGTGGCGTGGCCCGGCTTCGGCGCCGATCCGGCCGCCCAGGTCGAGTCGCTGTCGATCCCCGTCTGCCTGCGTTCTCTGCAGCTCTTCACCGGCGACACCGCCCAGTTCACGCTGCCCCGCAACATCGGGATGCAGGTCCGCCCCGGCCACCTCGTCAACCTTGTCGGCCCCGGCTTCTTCACCACCAAGAGGTGGGTCGTCAAGCGGGTGCAGTGGACCGAGAACGGCACCGGCCCGGTGCAGATCACATGCAACGAGGTGTTCGACCCGGTCCCGTCGCTGCCCGGCGGAGTGCCGCCGAACCCGCCGACGAGCGACCCGACCGGCCGGCCGCCGACCGCCATC